GTCTTTGATTTGACGTCCCATCAGTAACAGCTTGAGTGACATTTTGCTCTCCGTGACGACAATTGACACATACTGTCGTGATAGGTTTAGTTGACGAGCAATATCGCTTTGTTTGACCCCTTCATGGTACATCATAAGTATCACTTCCTTGTTTTTGTTAATCCAGGGCTTCTCTGTTGTGTTGGTGATCTTCAACGCAAGATCACCAAAGATGTCATTCCGAGGCACACGTTTAGTGAGTCCTTTAATGTACCTTATCTTACACCAGAGTGGATAGGCGATCGAGTTGTGTGGACAACTCGATCGCAATTTGCCTGATTTAGTCAGACATTCCTGGTAGATCTCGTCGTCTGAGTACCGCCGCATGACGCCAGTGTCCTTCCTCTTCCATCTTATCCGCGAGGATAAGTTTACTTAAGTTATCTTTATACCAATAAGGTTCATTGATTAGATCAAAGTATATATGGTATAAAGTTGATTCAATCACCAGTATACCTTGAATTACTTTGTAAGACCATACAGAGTATGGTGATCCGATTTCAAGAATATGATTTCGGAAATTCCACTGCACTTCCCGACTGCCAGACTCACATTTTTGCTCACCCGTCCATAAACACTGACCTGACCCGTCAACTTCATTTTCGTAATCAATCAGGTGAATGTTCTTGTAAACCGACATTTCTTGTTTTGGTTGTAACCATAAAGGTAATGGGTCGGGTGGTGACCGAGGCTCACCAAGATCAATCCCACTGTAGATTGCGGTTCCAGACCAATCGTACAACTGACCTTGAATCTCAACACCACCGCTGTAGTATTTCGGTTCAAAGCCTTCTTCACCTCGCTTCTTAGCTAAAGCTAAACGTGAGTGCCAGTTTTTGTACCAGAAATTCTCATCATCAAGCATTTGAGTTTCCAATTAGTTGTGGTTTGTGACAACAATTGTTTGTGTTCAAACATGTAGCATGGGGTATTGAGATCCCAGTAGCGTAGATACCTACCAGTATTTTCGACTACCAAGCCGTCACTGACTACTAGCTTAACAGCACGCTCACCAATCTCTTGTTTGAATCCAGTCCAGACACATTTACCTGGACTTACAGTCTCGTTGCTGTAGAGGGAGCCTGAAAAGTCCTCTTCATGGATCAGATTCTTAGGGACCAACCAGAAGAGGTTTGGGTCACTATAACTGAACTCAAACTTCGGGGTGATACCGTTCACCGGTACATTTGACGGTATAAACTTTTCTTCAGACACACGGCCGTCAAATGTATACTTCCGCCAACCAACCTTGATATTGCAGGTACCCAGTTGGGGGTGTGTGAACAAGATCAGATCTTTGAGTAGTGGGTTGTTAGTTTCTAACTTAAATCGATTCCACCAACCGAAATACCAAAACCGCGGGTTTACCAAGTCGTAGTATTGAAGTTCACCTTCAGTGTACCTGACAAGGATGCCTTCTTTAACGAGTCTATCATTATTGCTGCGTATGACAATATCGTTAGTAGGTTGATGCGTCCACATATCGTAGTTGGTTTGACCGATCTTGTAGACTTCAGACGCCATTGAGTAGCTATCAACTGGGAATGACAGAATCATTTGAGAATTTCCTTAGAATAGTGGCGAGTTTCCAGTTTCCTTCTTCTTCCATCTTGTCAGCTAAAACTAACCTACTCAACTCATCTTTGTACCAGTAGGGTTCGTTAATTGTATCATAGAATAGTAGACAATCTGTTGTTGAGAAAATCCTCATACAAGATGTATCGAGATAGTTGTACACACCGTAGTACCTACCATCAAGGTACATATTTTGGTTAATTAAGTCTTTTGGTTCACACTTCTTCGGTTCCCCTGTCCAAATACACTTACCTGAAACTGATTCGTTATGTGTGTCTAGTGGGCGTCCATTAGTTTCAACAGTAATTAAATGCATTGGTTTCAACCAAGGAAGATCGGGTGGCGGCATTCGTGGGTAGAAACTTTTTGAGCTTCCGACACGTTGACCTTCAGCGTTGTAGGTATCGTTACCGATTCGGATAACTAGATCGTCACCTTTCAATCCGAGTATTGGTGTGAAATTGTTTAGTAACGCCTTCAACCTTGGGTCGCTTGTCTTTTTAGCTAAAGCTAACCGGCTGTGCCAATTCCTATACCAGAACCCTTCATTGATGAGATCATAGTAGTCAATACCCTTGCCGTTCTTTACAACACGAATCCCATCAATTGTGGAATCACGGGTAAGTGCTCCAGGTGTCTTATCTGAAGTCTTGTGTGTCCAGAGGTCTAAAACGCTTAGACCAATCTCAAGGGTTTCAGACTCTGCTGATATGCTGCAGTTTCGCTCAAGTCGATAGATTAAGAACATGATTCCCTCAGTGAATTAGCGAGTTCCTGTTTACCTTCTTCTTCCATTTTATCCGCGAGGATAAGTTTACTAAAGTTATCTTTATACCAGTAGGGTTCGTTGACAGTGTCATAGCAAACTTGAAGACCATCGGCACAGTTAACTGTCATCAGACCGTCTTTAACCTTCACTTGGATCTGTTGGACACATCCATTGATGAACTCAAGGTGCCCATCCTTGACCAAGGCATTGCTTGGCCGCGTTGTTATATATTGTTTTGGTTTAAGCCAAATCATTTGGTCGAGGTCAACGGTCCGAGCGTCAACCAACTCATTTGTATATGGTTCACCATATACAGAGTAGAAACTATTTGCAATCTTAATGATTAGGAAGCCATCGTCGTTAATAACTTCAGGTGTAAATCGACTCAGTACAGATTTGAGATATTTATTATTGGTCTTCTTAGCTAAAGCTAAGCGGGTTTGCCAATTCTTATACCAGAAGCTTTCGTTGACGGTATCATAGAAGTAGACTTGGCTGTTCCTATATTCTACGCGAAGCCCATCAAACTGTTGAGGTGCTTCATAGACAGTTCCAGCAAGATGGAACCTTCCCGTGCTGTGGTATTGTAGGATTAAATTTGACATGACTTCCTCAATAGATTAGTGATTCCCTGTTTACCTTCTTCTTCCATTTTATCTGCGAGGACAAGTTTACTAAAGTTATCCTTGTACCAATAGGGGTCATTGATCAGATCGAAGTAGAGATTGCACGTTTTATCTTTAACTGTCAGTAGACCATTGTCTTCTTCAGTGTCACAGACAAGCACTTGCTTGTCACAGTACGTGGAAACAACTACTGGATCTTCATTGTGAGCTGGTTCACAATAGATGAACTGCATGGGACGTAACCACGGTAAAGACGGGACAGCTACATTTACTTCTTCATCCCACTCGCCACCAACATATTGCCCGTAGAAATTGTAGACGTCGTTTGCCAGCTTGATATAATTCCACCCGTGCACTTTGACCAATCGTGGTGCAGAGTCCAATAGTAGATTTTTGAGGTCTTCGTCTTGAGTCTTATTAGCTAAAGCTAAGCGGCTGTGCCAACTCTTATACCAGAAAGACTCATTGACCGTGTCGTATAACTTAAGTTTGTTTCCGTACCGTCGAACTTCGATATCAGGCGATTCTAAGAATAAGTAGTCACCTTCAATTGTTGCGATTAAGTTTTCACTGTTCAATGAATAGAAGTCTGGGAAAGATAACAGGTGTGCGATAGTTTCAGTTTTTGTTGACTTTCGGTTATATGCCTCAACTAGTGGGATGTCAGCATTGTAAAGTAGTAGATTCTTATCACGGTAAATGAATACATCGTTATCACGGTTGGCTGGATAGTTAGCGGTAGTGGGATCACATGACCTATCAGTTTTAGTTAAAGTAAAGAGATCATAGACTTCACCATCACATGAGATTGTTTCATTGGTCCAATCAACATAATCTGTTGATTGAAGTTTCAGTGTTAGGATTCGTACCATGACGGCCTCAATAAGTTAAAATCGAACGGACAGTGTTTGTCCGTTCGATTTGGTTAACACTAGTTGGGATATTGCATTACAGTGTATGTTCGCCATTAAAATTCAGCAGAATGTAATTCACTTTCGGGTATTGGGATGGGACACACTTACGTTGGAATTCATCCAAAGGAGCGTCGCCGCCAGTAGAGTACACTAACTCTGTTGGGTACACTTCCACCACGATCCCATCATTGTACACTTTTGGATAAAGTTCCTCAAAAGTTTCAGGTGCGATCTTGTTACATGCCTTGTCAGTTTTAGTTAAAGTCCACAGATCATACACCGTACCATTGACATTCACCGTTTCATTTACAACGTCGATAAAATTGTGCGGGTGCATGGTAACCGTCAGAATCGTTTGCATGTTTTCAACTTTAGTTAAAAGTCATTGATTTTAGCAAAGTTAAAACGTGAACTGTGCCTACAATTCATCTTATCAAGAAATTCCGCGTTTGTCAAGCGGAATTCTAGATCGATTTACTTTACTAAATCGATTCAATTTTAACTAAGTTAATGGTTGCCAATTGAGCAACCAATTTCCAGTCTGGTTTAACTTTAGTTAATTCCTCTTGAATTCGCAACTTGAAGTAATCTTGGTTGTCAAGATCCTTAGTCACTTTGTACAAGACATCACCAGCCTTCAACTTAAGTTTAGAGAGTCCGGCTTGGTATTCTTTAAGCGTCATGTGCAGCAGCCTTACTCAAGAGTGATGCGGTTTTAACTAATTCGATGAGGTACTTCTTTTCAGCGTCACGCTTACGCTCCCACACACTGTGTTGGTAGCGAGCGTAATAGTCCATAGCGTCCTGCCAGATCGTCAGTAAAAGGAAGTCTGAGCCTTCTGGTTCCTTAGTTTTAGTTAGAAGGCACAGTTTAGAGATTTCACTTATCACCCCAAGTCCCCAGTTTCTTCCAAGGTAGCGATATTAGCGGAATACGCTTGCGGTAACTTGCCACCACTTCTTCAACCACCTCTTTAACTTTGGTGGTGACACTTGGATGTGTTGGACACATGATTTCGTCATGTATATTCAAGGGTTGTACCAACCAATTAGTATAACCGTGAGGTTGAATGTCCCATATCTTACGTTGAACGTGTTTAGTGATTTGTGCTCCTGTTGATTGAATTTCATGGTTTTGAGCTGCACGCATCATTGAGGATTGGATCGAGAACGCCGCCCCATACAAGGCTGATTGTGTTGCTCCGAGTCCCGTCTGCAGTCTATCCCTTCGTTGAACCCTAACTTTAGCTGATTTCCATTCCTTGGGTGGAGATTGAGCCAGATCAAACAAGACCTTCATAACTTGGACTTCCAAGTCGAAATATCGCCTGAAACCAAGTAATGATGGTTGTGAGGTTTCTGGATCAGTCCAAGTGATCCGTGTACCTAATCCCCGATCTTGTTTGAGTGCAGTGAATCGGTCAGTCACCCGTTTACGAGCTAAAGCTACTTGAGGGTAGCGTTGGAAGAATCGATTTGCTGCATTGATGGCGTCTTCAATTGGCACACCAAGTTTTGACTTAAGTGTTCGCTCGTCACCGCCGTACATCAAAGCGAAAACACCACGCTTACCAAGATCATACATATCTAAGGGTTGACCCTTAGAGTCAGTAATATCTTTATAGCTTTTGTTAGGGAAGAGGGCTTGACCAAACAAAGCGTGAATCTTCTTCCCGGACAGCAAGTCAAGACGAAGTTGCTTGTCATTGTAGACAGCATCAGCCAAAGCTACTTCGAATGATTCAAAGTCACCACCCCATAACTCAAGTTCACCGAATGCCAATGGAAAACAAGATCGAACAAATGAGTCGTGTTTGATACCTTGAACATTGAGTTTGTCAGTACCAGACATACGGGATGATTTTGTCCCAATCACTTTGAGTGATGCGTGTAACCGCCTAGCAATAATCAGTTTATCATAGAGTTCAATTTCCTTTCGTGCTGACCGAGCATCGAGAACAGCCGCGGCCTTCTCTGCTACGGGATGTGATACAACGCCCGTTTGGTTACAGATATCACACGGACCAAACATACATGGATTGGTAGCTTTAGTTAGCTCAGTCAAGGCTTCCTTGTCTGTACTCTTGAGGAAGTGACGTTCAACTTCACTCAAGTCTTGGAATAGCCATTCCCGAACACGGTTAGGGGCAGTTGGAGCCTTTCGTTGTTTAGCTGCCCTTCTCAATTCCCTAATCTTGTCAATTTCAATTGAGAAGCCCCGCCAACGAACTGCTCCCACCATACAAGCCAACAATGAATCGTCATCATCGAAACTAAAGTCACCAAAGAACTTGAAGAGATCACGGGTATAGCGGACGTCATTCAAAGCATATTCCCGTGCTGGGTCGTTGTATTCCCAATGACGGATATGGAAATCGATGACGTTAGGCCAGGAACCGCCCCAAGCTCCAGGCTTACCACACGCGGCAGCGTATGGGGCATAGAGCTTCTCAACAGGATACAGCTTCTTGTCAATCTCAATTTCACTATAGTTGACCGTCTTCGACCCGAAGACAGCTTTAGTTAGCGACTTGAGGGCCGTTGAAGGTTTAAACTTCAATACCACGTCATCGAAGTCTTCACCTTCAATGATCGTCCACAGTGGACCCTCTTTCTTCCTATTCATGAATAGGATGTCGTCAAACTGGATAGCACCTTCTAGATGCTCAGCTAACTTACCTGAGAGGGCTTTTGGTACGCGACGAATACGGATGTCTTTCCGGTTCATCGTTTTCTGAAACTTGCCTTTCCGACAGCTAAGCATAACGTCATGAGCACCCAATGGTTTATAACATAAACCATCACGGGCAAGGTACTCGATTGCTCCCAACAAGTCAATATCATCCTGAGGAATAGCATCTGGACCTTCCCTGTCCATGTAAACTTGAAACATAGTACGCATTTTACATAACTGGAACCAGTCAAAGGCTAGATTGAAGCCAACAACATTGGTTTGTGCAATTTTGTCTAGTAGATCTACTGATTCTTTAACTTTAGTTGTCCAGAAGTTGTGGATAACTGGATCACCGTCATCATACGCATATTGTATGATGACGGCGGGACCAGCCAAACCACAAGTTTCCGTATCAAGGTACGTAACGCTTGCGGTATCGGATTTCATGTTTGTCACATTCCTCTTCAATTGCATCTTCTAATGTTAGCGAACTCGTCTCACCAATCACCCACGAGAGGCATTTGGAAGCGAATGGGTGTTTACCAAAGACTGTGTAGAGATGGACAATCAACTCTTCAACTTCAGTTGGAGAGCGATGTTTGGCCACACTTGGGCTAGGCGGTTCCAGCTTCTTGGGTTCTGGAACTTCTTCACCCTTCTCTTTAGCCTCTTTACACGCCTTGACAAAGGCATTGAGCTTGTCAGGATCGTCTACATACTTAGAGGCCTTAACAATCTGGGCCTGAGTGAACTCATTCGCAGCGGCCATCTGCTGAATGTTTTCAGGTAAAGTTAAAAGGCACAGCCGGATTCGAACCCAGCCACGAGATTTGGCAAGGTCATCTGCAATCTCATTTTCACCTTTACCCGCCCGAATCAGAGATTGGACACCGCGAGCCTCTTGCAAGATATTGAGTTCTTGCCGTTGAATGTTCTCCGTCAAGTTGAGAATCGCTGCTTCCGCTTCTGTCATCTCACGAACGAAGCAGGGAACAGACGGTAACCTTAGAAAGGTTGCACACATGAAGCGTCGATGCCCGGCCACCAAGTGGTAACGTCCATTTGGTAATGGCCGAACAGTGAGAGGGTCGCGGATACCATGCTTCTTGATATCTGCTTGAAGATCAGCAATTGTTGAGGGAAGAATCTCACCTCGACAATTAAAGTTAGAATCGGCGTAGATTTGTCCGATATCAATTTGCACTACAGTATAGTTCATATTACACCCGTTCAAAGGCTTCACTGATTTCACCCAATGAAATCGATTGAAGTTCCCGTTTCTTGTTTAGATTTTCGAGGACGAGAGTGTCTGTCGGTAGATGGATTAGATCTACAATGTAGACGGCTTTAGTTTGACCAGGACGGTGAATCCGGTCTTCTGACTGAATTCGGGCTTCTCCTGAGAAGTCGTTAGAGTAGTAGACTGCCATATTGGATGCAGTTAAAGTTAAACCCATACCGGCAGATCGCGGGTGACCGATAAATGCAATACGCTTGTCTGAGTTGGATTGAAATAGTGGGATTAAAGTCATTGGATCAGATGACCCAAGTGTTGATGACCAACCCCGGCCATCCACTCGAATGTAATCCCAACCTGCAGCTTCAACGAACTTCACCAACTTATCAATTGTTGCCGTGAATCCACCATAGATAACAATTCGATCTTCGGCCTCTTCCATCAAATCAAGTAGTGCTTGATCCTTAGGGGTAGAGAATGTCTTGATGGAACCATCCTCTAGATATTGGAAGCCATCGGACAATTCACGCAACTTCTCTAAAACATAAGTTGCCTGACCGAAGATCATGCGAGCCGCTCGCAAAGTAGTTGGGTCTGGTTTAAGAAGAATCCGTCGATAGAGTTTATCTGGAAGCTCCAGACAATCCTTCTTGAATTTAACCATAACCAACCCAGCCATGCGTTTATACAACGCGGCAACTTCATTGGTTGACTTGACGTGTGGGTGATCCCAAGCAGTGTGATCCTTCAAGGTCTTACCACACGTCTTACATTTGTTCTCGTCATCCCACCAAGTGACGAGGGATTGATATGGGGTATTGGTGTATGGATTCTCTTTCTTCTCAACTAAAGCTAAGCGTTCTTTGAACCGCCGCGGGTTACCCTCTTTCAGAAACCCAGGACGGGCAATCTCACATTGTGACCACCAATCCTCAGGGGATCGTGGAGCCGGGGTACCGGACATCAATAGGACGTATCCACCCTTATCCCGAACACGCTTAGCGAGGGCCGCAGCAGCTTTAGTTCGCTGAGTCTGACTATTCTTTAGTTTTTGTGATTCGTCAAAGACGAGGATTTGCGGGGTTCCGCCAACTTTACCTAACATTTCATAGTTGATGAACTTGGGAATAACCTTAGCATTCCACTTCAGGAATTCGAGGTGGATCGCTGGTAGCGTTTGTTTGGGTGCTACCCACCACACATCTGTGAGACCCGTCCGCTCTATTACCTCAATGGCAGCTAGCGTCTTCCCGGTACCCATCTCGGCAGCCCAAATAGCTACCTTGTGGTGGTACCAGATAGACGCTAACTCAAGTTGATGCGAGTATAACTTACGTTCGCCCTGAGGTAATAGCTCGACTGGCTTATCGAATTCGGCATAAGGATTCTCGCCACGGCGGAAAGCCAACTGCCATGCATTGTGGTCATCGTCATCAATCAACCAGCACTTCTCTTCAGGATTCCAACGAGCACCAGTGAATGAAGACTTCACGATCTCGAGGAATTCCCGGTTGAAGGGAAAATTTAGTTTAAGTTGCCCTTCAGGGGTGGGTTCAACGTGTACATCGATGTAGTACCTGCCATTAGATAGTTTCATTGGAACCTCAGAGAGAATGTCCCATCCCCTAAGTCAGTAGGGTGGGCCTTGATAAAAGAACACGCTCGATAGGTAACATTACCTATCAAGCGTGTCTGTTTGGTTGCATCCTTGTTACAAGTCTCTGCTAGGAAGTAGAGTAGGTCTTTTAGAGTCCAGAGTGTGAGAGCAGATGACCCGTAAAAACAATAGTTAGCTGGGATGATGTCAATGAAGTCTGGAAGATTACTTCCCGTGGCGATGATCGTTATGGGGATCAGAGAATCCACCATTGAAGGTAATTGTGGTTTCAAACTATCCCTTAGCTGGGCACGATACGTCATCGGATCGGTTGTCTTTAGCGGATACGTCATTGGATGCCAAAGAATAGTTATACCAAGAGGCAGTGTACACTGGTCCAGCGAATTCATGGACATCTAACTTCCAATCCCGGAATAGCTCCGCATAGATAGGGTTTGGTGTTGTTGTTACCATTGCTTGTCGGTTATACAAAAGTTTCTTTAATTTTGCACGTTGAAGTTCAATTAAAGCTACAGGTGGATTACAGTACACAAAACCTTGGTTTTTGATTAGGGTTGCTTCAAAGGAACAACAAATAATTTCTACCCCCTGTAGACGTTCAGCCACCTTGTAGATATTAGGTATTGAAGTTATCCAAGCATTAACTTCGGAAGGTTGATTTCCACGCTTACGGGCTGACCAACAGAAAGCCCGTTGTTGTCCGTTCCTAGACATTCTAAATAGGGTATAGTCATTCACAGCTTGGTCAAGTGGATCTAAGAAAGCGTAGGATAGGGCAATTGCTTTCTTGAATGACGTATACGAATACTCAATCTGAGACAGTTTTGATACTAGGGCTTTTGGCTGATCCCTAACAATAGTTAAGAGATTGATTACCCCGGAATTGATATCACTAAGCACCTCACGTTTACATCGAGGTTTGTGAATGAGAATGTTAGACGCCCCACAAAACGGCTCTAAGTACGTTTCGTGGGGCGGGAAAAGAGACACTAGATATTCACCCTGAGAGGGTTGGCCCTCAGGGTACCGAATCAATGGTCGCATTGCAGGGTTTCCCCATCGTACTTAACGCAGCCAAAGATGTTGGGTGAAACACGTATCACCTCGTGGTACATCTTGATTGCTAAAGCCCGAATTTCAACATCGGCAGCTTTAGACCCTCGAAGGTTGAAGAAGTGCAGTAGGGCACGGGCATTGGCTGTGACTTGAATTTTAGTTTCAGTCATGTTGGGTAAGATACATCGAGCGGCTTGCCGTACCTCTTTCCGGCTACCCTCAATCTCTTGATTCATTTCACGGTAGGCGTCTTGGATGGCATCCAAGGCAAACATCAGCTTCTTCATGTAGGGTACGTCGTACCCTTTCAGATATCGCTCATAGTCATCTTTGAGGGCTGGTGGACAAACAAAAGCTAACTTGTCACTGTAGCGTTGTGACAGTTGTGAGTAGGCCATACCCACACGGTGGCGAACCAATTCGTGTGTCAGTGAGCGTGAGACTTGAGTTAAAATGAACGTGTAGGCAGTGTGTTCTAAGACACTGCCGTGTTTGACTTCATGAATGTGTGAGATGTAGCCTTTGTTACCACCAGGCCGAGGGTTCGCGAATGAGAAGTAGCAGAGCCGGCCACCAATCTCAACATTAGTTGAATTGTCGTCAAGACAGGTTCTATCCCACGTTGTCTTCTCGTCTTGTAGGAATTGAGCGATCGTGTCCTCACTCAATACCAATTGGCCTGTCAGGTAGACTTTGGCTTCAGTAAACATCCATGGACCTCAGGAATGAAGTTGTTGAAATTGAAACCTGCTGCGTTTTTGTGTCCGCCACCACCAAGGGCTTTAGCAATAGCTGCACAATCAAGTATGGATGAGCGTAGTGAAACACGCCGATCAGTGTACACTACCGCGAGAGGGTAATCGCGGTAACCCCGTTCACCCAACTCTGATTGGTACACTGAACTGTTGATGTAGACCACACTATCAATCACTCGATGGTTGCTGTAGATGTGTTCCACTTGTTTGTTGATTAGCTTTAGTATATACGGGCCAATCAACTTGCCCTTCTCAACGTCGATCTCACCCCACTCTTCGAGAGTGTGTAGGTGGATATAGGCTGAAACTTCCCTTGAAAGTGGAAGCTCCCATTTCCAGAGATCGCGGTCAGCGATGTAAGGGATTAGGGGATCGGGTGGCAGCTTAAGATAATCGCGAACCAACTCGGCAGCACACTTCTCGTTACTGTAGATCAATTGTGCATGTGGTGCGAAGTTCTGAATGTCTTGATGGACTGTCTTGTGGTGATCAATAACTAAAACTGGAACTGCGGGGTCAATTGGGACCCGCGGACAGCAATCCAGAAAAACGAGTGGCTCGGATTGATCGATTTCAGGTGCTAGTGGTTTCAAGTTATCATTGGGATGGACCTTCGACCACAACCAAGCACATGTATTGCCATCTGGACAATTTGGATGATAATAGACATTTTGCATTGTAAGCTCCAAACCGCCGCTAACTTAAGTTAGCGGCGGCAGATACAGGTTAGACGGCACGTTCGACTGTCACGGGGATTTCTTTTGGATAATCCTTGAAGTTTGCCAAGGCTTCCATCAGTTCTTCGGTTGTCGGATGTTGCACTTCAAACGAACACTTGGTGGCCATCAGGCCATGCCACTTATGTGTGCCGTTTGAACACAGTTTGGCTTTCAGAGTGAAGTTGTAAAACTTCATCTCAAGTGCCTTACTAATGTTAGGAGCTTCCTTCCGAAGCGTCGTAGACCCACAGAAGAAGGTACAGAACCCGTGTTGGGGATGGTAACACAGGAATTCTGGACCGTAATTACACTTTGAGTCTGCGACAGCAGAACGAGAACGGATATCAATGAACGTCTTAGACGACACATCATGTGACGTCACCATCGTACCGAAATCCATAGCTTTAGGTCGCCACATAAAGACGGCGATATGGGTTTCGGGTCCGAGGTCAGTCAACTCACTGCCGGTGATGAGAGCGAATCGGCCTACGCCGATTTTGCCCTCTTTAACCATGTCTGACGACGAGCCACACAATTGAATGCGTGGCAGGTAGGTGGAGCCGAATACTGATTTGTCGAGCTTGTCTGTTGGTAGGGCCAAAAGCGTGTCTGCGTCGTACTTTGCAATTTCCATTGTTAACCTTAGTTAGAGTGGACAGTTTGTTAGACGCGGCCTTCAAGGATTGCATTCGCTTCATCGCGTTTCTTCTGGGCACGTTCAAGTGCCCGCTTTGCTGCATCGTCTTTAGCTTGCTTCTTCTTTTCCTCATCACGTTTTTGTTGGAACGTAACACCATCGGGATCGACCGAGAGTACCCACTTCAGGGTAAACTCAATCGTGGAAGCCACATCGGTATTGACAGCATGTTTTGCCATCAATGAAGCGACATTGCCAGGGTTGGTGAGAGCCGCCTCAATCTCATCCTTCTTGCGGATAACTTTAGTTGGCGTCCAAGCCACCTCGGTCGGATCTTTCGCTGCCTTCATTGCATTGCGGAAGTTCCGAGTTTCAGCTTGGGCCATCGCGGTAAACGACGGTCCTGGTTCCGTGATCGCAGCGTCCAACAATTTGGTTCGCAGTTGCTCGGGAACCTTAACTAAAGCTAAGGCGTTGAAGGCTGACAGCTTACCGGCATTCAACAATTCCTTGCACTTGTCGTCAAGGTTGTCGAGAGCCAGAGTGTCATTGATCCACTGTTCGGACTTGGCAAACATGTTTGCCAATTCCTTAACAGTTTTAGTTGGATCGGTATTCAAGATGGTCTTGATATGGGCCAGGTATTCGATTCGTGTCGTCGGAATGTTTTGGACGTTCGCCACAAGTTGGGCGATGCGCCCATCCATTTCCGACATCTCGTGGATGACACACGGAATCGTATCTTTTGCTAAATCAATGTGAGCTGAATAACGTTGAACGCCGTTCACCAGTTCATACTTACCGTCTGGCAGTGGTCGTACCGCGATTGGTTCCAAGAGTCCGTGTTGAACAATCGAGTCCTTCAAGTTCTCGAATTCGATTGTGCCGCGTTTTGCATCTCGCAATCGGATTTGTGCAACCACGATGTCAGTCAACTTCAGTGTGAGATACTGCATTGCCATTCCTAACTAGAGTTAAAGAGGAGAAAAAAGTTGCCCTCACGAGATTACTTAAGTTAATAGGCGCCTCTATACTAACTTAAGCTAACTGTGAGGGGTAACTGTTTGCGAATAGCTTGCGGCCTTAACTTAAGTTGGCCTTAACTTAAGTTGGCCTTAACTTAAGTTGGCCTTAACTTAAGTTAAAACTTAAGTTTCTTAACTAAGTTAAGAATTGCCCACACACTTCTATTCGCTCACACAAATATAGAGTATGGAAAGTAATTGAAAACGACAAAGCTATTTTGGAATTACTTTCTACACTTACTTACAGATGCACACACTCTTTATATAGGATGAAATTTATTTCCATCAATTCAGAATTACTACACTTTATGTAGTAATGTAATTTGTAATCGATTGTCGTTTTCGACCGTCTTCCATACTCTATATTAGTGTAGGCCATTGTGGGAGCGTAGGCGTGTCTTAACTAAGTTAATAAACTTAAGTTTTAACTTAACTTAAGTTTAACTTAAGTTTAAATGAGAGGAGAGATGAGAACAAAAGCTATAAAGGACTTCTTAACTAAAGCTACTCACCCTGACTTGGCTGAACTTTATAACTTTAACATGGAAGTGCAAGTTAATGTGGCCCAAGACGGCGGTACGCCAGTCGAGGGTACATACCAAGGTAGGCAATGGCGGGGTTGGACAGATGGTTTCCAAACTTGGAAGCCAATTCGGATTCCTTATAGTGCAATGAAGGAACCGAACTATGAAGACAAACCTATGCGTTTTGACCTAGAGCGTTACGCTGAAGGTGTTGGTATGACGGGTTGGGATTGGGTCAATAAACGCACACGTTGGGTAGCTTTCGATTTTGATTCCATCACAGGTCACTCAGTTAAGCATCAACAAAAGTTAAGTGCAGAAGAATTGGAGCGAATCAAGAATTTAGCTTCAGAACTTCCTTGGACGACTATCCGAAAGAGTGCAGGCGGATCAGGACTACACATCTACGTTTTCGTGGATGCAGACGTAGAGATACCAACACACACGGAGCACGCGGCCGTTGCCCGCTCAATTCTCTGTCTTATGTCAGGGTTATTGGGTTACAGCTTTCAGTCAAGTGTAGATGTGTGTGGTGGTAATATGTGGGTCTGGCACCGCAAGATGAAAGGGACTGATGGTTTAACTTTAATTAAGAAAGGCGGGACACTTAATCGTCTACCAGACAACTGGCAAGATCATATTGGCGTTGCTATGCGACGTAGCCGTAAGGTTCAACCAAACTTTACGGATGACTTATTTGATCAGATGTCTGGGCAACGGTTAAAACAAGAACTCGATAGTGAACATAGAAAGTTACTTAACTTTCTTCAAGAGAATAACTGCCGTTGGTGGTGGGATAACGACTACAATATGCTTGTCACCCACACAATCCACTTAAAAGAAGCATATGACCAACTTAAGTTAAAAGGACTCTTCCAAACTTTATCGACAGGAGCTGAACGTGGACATGACCATAACTGTTATGCGTTCCCGCTCACTATGGGAGCGTGGGTTGTACGTCGCTACGGTCAACGCACGGCGGAAGCCCCAACGTGGTCGCAAGATGCTAATGGGTACACTCGTTGCTACTTTAACAAAGACTGCGATTTCGAGACGCTATGTAGAATTTACCAAGGTATAGAACATGAGAAAGGTGGATATCAATTCAATAGTTTGAAGGATGCCCAAAGTGTAATCCGTTTGATGGGCGGCTCAATTGATACCCCAGAATCCCTAACATACAACAAAACTAGGTTGATTGTACACAACGACAACAAGGTTTTAGTTAAAGTCGATAACGCTTCCAATCAAGTTGCCCCTGGTTGGATTGATGAGAAAAAGACTTTAAGTAAAATCATTGACACTAGTCGACCACAGAAAGAGGAACAATCAACTTTAGTTGAAGACTTGGTGCGTCACGTTGTAACCGCAAGTGGAGATGACGGCGGTTGGTTAATCAATACGTCTAATACTTGGCGTGTTGAACCTATTAATCACGTCTATGCTGCCCTCTCTAGTTTAGGTTACAATAATCGTGACTCTAAAAACTTGGTTGGGACATCAATCCGCAATCCCTGGACATTAGTAAATATCCCTTTTCAACCAGAGTACCCAGGAAACAGACAATGGAATCGGAATGCAGCACAACTAGCGGTCTTACCTAATCTAGACCGTGATTCTCGAAGTTATCCAACCTGGACATCAATGTTAAAACACTTAGGTGAAGATTTAGATCAAGCAGTTAAAGAAGACCAATGGTGTAACTCAAATGGAATTTTAACTGGAGCTGATTATCTGAAAACCTGGATCGCCTCATTGTTTAAGGCTCCGATGGACCCACTACCTTACCTATTCTTTTATGGGGATCAGAATTGCGGTAAATCAAGTTTTCATGAAAGTGTCGGAAAGTTAATCTCACGGGGCTATCGTCGTGCTGAACACGCTATCACCAGTTCTTCTGGTTTTAACTCTGAATTGGCAAATGCAGTTTTGTGTGCTATCGAAGAAATTGATCTTTCTCGAAACGCATTGGCACTCAATCGAATCAAAGACTGGGTTACGTCACGTCAGATCACGATTCATGCGAAAGGGGAAACACCGTACTTAAGTCAAAATAGTACGCACTGGGTTCAATGTGGTAATGATATGCGACATTGTCCTGTATTTCCAGGCGATTCACGTATCACTGTAGTTAAAGTTAAAAGTTTAGTCAGTGAAATTCCACGGTATATGTTTGAATCTAGGATTATGGCTGAGGCAAGTGACTTCCTAGGTGACATTCTAGACCTTGAATTACCAAAACCAAATGGCCGTTTGAACATCCCTGTACTCAACAACCAATCGAAGACATTCCTAATGGAAACTAACAAGACTGCATTAGAGCTTTTCATCGAAGAGCACGTCCGCTCGGTTGACGGTTGTGCCGTGACAATCTCTGACTTCTTCGACCGTTTCGTGAACTGGTTAGAGCCGGTTGAGGCCACTAGGTGGAGCAAGCGGCGGGTCACGAGTGAGAGTGGGTTTATTCGTGGTAGACTCACTCAAAACGCTAACTGGCATTATGGCAACATAACCTTTGACCAAGATGCCGTCCCAAGTCAACCCTACATCGTAGATGGTGTATTTCTAAGGAAGGTTAAATGAAGATTGTGGCTCTCGGCCATCGCAAGAAAGTGGGCAAAGATACATTTGCCCGCTTTATTGTCCGGCATATTCGAATGCAACACCCTTCAATTAAAGTTAAACTTGAAGGGTTTGCTGATGCTTTGAAAGACGTCGCTTACAGGTTGTATGCTTGGACTGGCTTACAACCTGGTAGTTACTATGAGTTACATCCTGAAGATAAGGATAAATTGTTAATCTCGATAGGTAAAACGCCACGTGCTCTCTGGATCGTGTTAGCCAAGGCTTTGCGAGATTTTGATCCTAAGATTTTCGCAGATGCATTGTTAAAAACTCGTGACTGTGATGTCCTTATCATTAAGGATTTACGGTACTATGTTGAGATCAATGAGTTACCACCAGGTACACTTATTGCTCGAATTGAGAGGGAAACTGATGAACCTCTCGACGCTCCTGATGGTGAACTTTCTAACTATAACTGGCCGATGACCATTTACAACAATGGTTCTGTCCAGGAATTATACAAGAAAGCTATCGACTTCACGGAAGATTACCTAATCTGAGGTTACTATGGAATACATTTCATTAGTCTTAGCTGTTCCACTACTCACTGCTCTCATCCTTTTGGTTCGGACAGAGAACCGAATCATCAAACAATTGGAAGATACTATCCACGATTTTGAAGAGAAGACTAAATCATGATGTTTACAGATACCTCATACTTGACTTTCAGGCATAACACAGTAACAATCAATAGCAAACATATGTATCATGGGATTCAAGATGTCTGCACAACACGAAAACATGCTTACCTGTTTACTGGTGAAGTAGCTTTAGTTTTCAGGGGAACTCGATGTATTTCATCGATTCATGTCACACACTCAACAAAACATGCCGTGAGTGAACAAGGTGACATTCTATCCTTCAATCCATACGTTTGCCTTAATGGTAAACGTCTTGGGCCTAGCTGTGAATATGCTGCTTTCAAACCAAATGGTAGCCAATTCGTCACAGCTAGTCGAGCAGGATACTCTATCTACAATAAAGATGGTACACCTGTTGATTTCTGGCTGTGTGACGGCATAACTAATGTTGTCTGGGCCGATAAACTGTATCTACAAACTGGTAGGGATATCCTAACCTTACCTAATAAAACTTTACTTAAAAATCGGACAATCCTTGGGGTGACAGATGAAGGTTACATCGTAACTAGTATTGGTGAAATCATTGATCCACTCACAGACGACACATTATTGGCTGTCCGATACCGATCAGCGGAATTGTTTTTCAGGGATAACCGATTTGCCACTAACACGCGAATTTACAGCTTCACAGAATGGGTATGTTTACAACTTGACATCAAACTTCCTCAAATTGATGGCCCAGCTTTAATTGTAGCTGACTATTTAGAAGAATACGGGCACAAGGGACACGAACAACTTCGAGAATTCATGAGGGTCTATGATAAATATATCCCCGGTACGACATAATGCTACCTTCCAATTCAATGATACTGTATCAACAATTACTTATGGTAATACCGCAGTCTTTTTAACTAAAAATAAGTGGCACACTACCAAATATAACACACTCTCCAACTTTAACTGACACACTTCTTCCACGTTTCAGATGATGTGGTTTATGTCTATGACCTTGAACTCAAAGAAGTTGGTTTATTCTACACTCAACCAACTTATCACTATGTCGGACACAAAGACAAATTAGCTGTAATAACTTACACTGAATCAACAGTATATAATGCGAAGGGTAAGGTTCTTTGGACTGGTAGCGGTGGTAACCACGGTGTATTCTCACCGTGTGGTGAATACCTAGTTACTAATAGCTCGTTGGATGAGTGTACCGTCTCTAGTCGTGAAGGTAGTTATCACTTACCTTGTGTCGGTGTTTACCTTCACTGGGATGAACACTGGGGACTGGTAAATAACAACAATTTACCAATCCCTTCCTGGGTTACACTTGGGTTTACACCAAATGGAAACATTGTAACCCATAGTGGCCGTATCATTAACTTTAATGGTGACGAGGTGTTTCGAATTGTTGAACCAATTGCATTCGTACATAAGGACTGTGTTGCCTTACGCTTTGAAAATTCAATTAGAATTTACACTTACAATGAACTGATACTTCGTCACCTAAACATAACATCAGACGTAAACCCAGACTGCCCACTGCTAATTTTAGCTGACTTCTTAGAGGAACGTGGCAGTGGACTCGGACCCTACAACCTAGTTGAGGATTCTCAACGTCTCCGTAACCTTTTGGAGCTTTATGAAAACGCTAAACCCAGGTGAAGCAATATACAGCTTTTCTTACACAGCAAAAGGCATTTACCTTTCAACCTACAGTGGCCTTCACTTCTGGGATAAGCACTATTTTCTTTCTTCCGCCGCATCAGAATATGCGGCATTCAGTTTCACGTGTGACTATGCAATAACCTATCATGGTACGACTTACACTATCCGTGATGGTCTAACAAAAGTTACACAGCTTGTAAATCCTGGTGTTTTAGTTCAAGCTACAGGCTCTTGGTTAATCTTCAGACACAATGAAAACATCATTGCTATGAATCTAGATGGTAGGACAATATCAAGTGGGGATGCTAAGAGTGGTTTTGTCGCTGAGAGGCACAAACTTGAAGTAGTTATCGATGGTGAAACATACTTATGGGATCTAGATGCTCAATCTTTAACTAAAATTAAACCACGGATGTACTGTATTTATGGTTGGACACCCAGTGGCAATATTATTGCGATGGATAGGACAATCCGGCACAAAACGACAGGGGATGTGCTTTTAACAATACCTCACTACTTACAACCAACACAATTACACTCAGGTAAGGTCATCCGTCAATTCTCCCGCACACTTGATATCTATGATTTCAATGAATGGTTGAATCTGTGTTTGGTAGAAGATTTACCAACTGATATCAACCATAACTGTCCACCGCTAATTTTAGCTGACTTCTTAGAGGAACGGGGTAGTGGTCTTGGACCCTACAGTCTAGTTGAGGATGCTCAACGTATCCGAAACTTCATGGAGAAATATGATGCCGAGTAGGAGCCACTTAGATGACTCAATTATGTGTTCGCTAGCGATTAAAACTAGCGGTAAAACACCATACAACAACTGCATCCTTGAAGTGGTAGCGTTACCATTTGACCGCAACTTCAAGTTAAACAGTTCCCGTGGAATCTTTACAGCTCTCAATCTGAAACCAACGATTCCATACAACGACGAGATGACAATCTCACACGATGAGTACATTCAACGTAAGATCAATGGCGTTGACCCGATGTACTACGCAGACCTCTTTGAACAGTGGAAGGTCAAGTTAGGTTTACCTGAAACTCATCCAATCCTAACTTTAACTTACAAACCATACACTTTTACTAACTTTATGACTGAGTGGTTAGGTTTCACGACATTCAATTTCGTATTCGGTGACAAGATTCGAGCAATTGATACCTTTGCTCAGATGTACAAAGATTGTACTTGGTATCGAGCCGATGACTTCCTCTTTAACCAGACGACTTATATGTCTTTAGCTAATGACTGTGGGGTGGAAGCGTCATTAAAGGACAGTACTTGGCAACGGGCAGTCAACTACATGCTAATCTACTGTAAGTTATTAGAGAAAGGTGCTCTTTATGAACGGACGGGTGCAATCAAACGGTAATCTCAAGTTGGATGCGCCATTCCCTATTAGCTTGAACTTAGAATGCTGGACTGTAATTGATGAGACTACCTTGGAGCCTCGTTTTCCTAAGTGTATACATTATAAGGTAAACGAGGTTACATTGAAGTGTGGTAAGAAACGCTACACTTGGTGGTGCAATTACTTTAAGGGAAATACAAGTGTACGCTTCTGTAACAATTGTGAGGTGAGGTGTGAAGGAAAAGTTACCGAAAGCTAAAGACGGCTTCTTTATGCAAGACTATCACCCTGAGAAGTTAGTACCACAGTATTGGGGTGAAGGTCAAACTGGAAACCCGTATGAAGAACCTGATAATAGGGAAGCGGATAAATTGATCCGTCCGCTAACTATTGTTAGGTTCACTTACGATTCAACATCTGTATATGAACCTGATACATCTGCTTGCGAAGATGCTGTTATCGGTGCAACAGGTGATACTCTCACCAGTATGGTTTGCTGTGACTATACATATAACTACGACCCTGAAACTGGTGAGTTGTTAGGTTTTACTGTGAAAGGTACTGAAGTTGATCTTGATGAAGACGGTATAATCATTGCCGTGGGTACAAGCAAAATTTATAGTGACTATGACCCGTGTAACCCAACCTAAGAGGTTTTATGGACTGGGCAAACGATATCGGGCCTGAACTAGAGGCCCGATATAAAACAGACGAAATGCGGAAGAAGAGTAACTATTTTGATAACGTAGACACAGACGAGTTCTTGTCTTCTGTTACCCCTGTCCACGACTTGTTCTACGGGACTAAAGTTAGGCACTATCTAGTTCTATCTTATCCGTATGAGTGGCCACCACCAGGATACGATGACAACGTAGAGAAGATCAAGAAGTACTATGACCAATTTGAACTCTACGAAGTTTTTGTTTACATTGACGGTGTAACTTTAGATACAACCAGTGACCCTGTGGTTACAGATTTTGTATCGAATGTAGAATCTATGTGTGAAGAGTTGAGTGAGTACGGCTTCCGGTATAACGGGGTCATTGAAAGCGAAATTGAAGCTGATTATTTCTTTGATGAAATCGATGAATTTTATAAGGATGACTATGGAGAATCTCTTTAATAGGTTTGATGATCTAAACATACTGGATCTCTATAGTGCCTGGTTAATTGAACGATCGTCCTCTGTGGATGAAGGTAGGACACTTCGGACACTTGTAACTTTAGCTAATAAAGGTCAACCAGTCGTTTCAGTTCAATGCAACATCCGCTGGTTTGTGATCAATGTCACAAAGGGTACACTGGAGATTAAGTTACAATGTGAAGGCGTCCGAGTAGAAGCCATGCCAGGGCACTGTGTTATCAACGGTGATGTCCAGACTTTCCGATTTGTTGTCCCGAGGTATCTACATGCCAAGCGACCACTATAGGATGTTGAGAGCCATCTACCACGACCCATCACTTATCGGAATTTATGCCGATTGGTTAGAAGAACATGGAATGGACAATTCGCTTGAATTAGCTATTGCTGAACTGCTCAGTCTGGGATGCCCTAAAGTCTGGGTTGCTATCCGTCCAGATATCTTAACGGGTATATTTGACTGTGTGATTGAAACAGAGCAGTTTATTGTGTGACTACTCAACTCTAACTGCCAAGCGTGTAATGCCATATCAAGTGAAAGCCCCACTTGTATATGGACCTCACAATGTAAGTACAATTGACCCGTTATCTTACACTGACCACTCTGTGATTATATCAACCGAATCCCCAAACAGTCGAATTAAGGAAATTCTTCAAAGTGGAAAATTCTATTGAAAACTTGTTTATCCGACATATACGTGACCCGTGTATCCTGGAATTGTATGCTGAGTGGTTAGTAAAGAATAGAGTTGAAGAAGGCTTAAGTCTTCAACTTTTGCTAAAACTGTACCGTGAAGGTTACAAACCAACCTTCGCAGGTTTTTGCTTTGATGGCCTTCGAGCCTACGAAGGCCTTGGTGATTACACAATTGATCCACCATTCTACATCCCAAAATGTATTAAACTGATACCGGACTACTAACATGGAAAACTTCCTCAAAGCCAACCCTGACGATCCAGTACAACTGTTAATTTATGCTGATTGGCTCGAAGAACATGGTTGTCCATACGCTTCCCAATTCATTCGAGCGTCAGCCAAATTACTTTCAAAAGGTATCAAGGCCGTCTACTTTCACCGTGGCACAAAACTTGATCTGACAACTGGTATGTTTGATGTTGGAGAGGGTTTACCAATGTGTGATGAAGATGATGTCATTTATGGCTTAGACGGTGAAGTGTCAAGTGACCCTGACTTGATTAACTTTTACTTTCCGAAGTGTCTATGAATTTCTACACTCAATACAAACAACCAGAACCATCTGCTTTCCTGAAAGCTGTGTGCGATGACCCATCGCTTATTGGAATCTATTCTGATTGGTTAGAGGAACATGGTTTTGATTTTGGATTTGAGCGAGCTATCTCTGAGCTTGTTAGCTTAGGTTACACAAGGGTCTGGCTCGCTCTTAAACCAGCAATCACTGTACATCTTATCACACTCGAAGTCTCGTTCTGGGATGTGGTGTGTTTAGATTTCACTACCTTACTTGCCACTTTAATGTCAGGTTGGGATGTGAATGGTCCGCTAGTTTGTGAGGATATTACAACTTGCGTTGGGACTATTGGTAATAAATCTAAATACAGTGTTTATTACAATCGCCCACTCAATAGAGGCCGTGTTTTCCAACTTCTAGAAACCCATTTTACGGACGCACGATTATGGACACTAATGAGGCTGTTATGAAAGCCTTATTCGACTTAATGCCAAATCGACTACACGTCATGCGAACCTGCGTTGATTTATTCCGCTTACAGGGTAAGCACACTGAAGCCAACCAGATCAACGCATTACGCGTGCTTATCATTGACCACGGATTTGCAGAGATCAGTGACGGTGAATACGTTTACCAACTCTTAGCTTTGACTAAATACAAGAGTTTTGAGCCTTGCTGTGGTGCTCACCTTATTGATAAGCATTGGTATTACTCTGACGGTTTATGTAACTATCCTGACGTTACTAGTGTCTTGAATACCCTTTACCACGGTCCACTGGATTTATTCGAGGAGATCTAATGTGGCCTTCAATTAGCCCTCTGTAGTTGGCTTGAGAATGAGACAGCTGAAGATATCATCAAACAATTTGAAGCTCTTTACACCCTAACCACCAATTGAAAACCTAGTGTGTACTAACTAAAGTTACGGCACAGTGAACGTGCCTGAGATTATCGGTAATCATGTCCGATGCTGGTGAGGAAATGCAAACACTGACACATAACAGCCCATTAAATCTGTTTATGGAGGTTCCATGCTCTTAACTTTAATTAACGGCGGTGTCACAACAATTGATGATCAGTCATTTGTCTACAACCTTCACACACTGACGAAGAGTCCCAGTGAAGGTCACCCGGCAAGTGTAGTCCGCGTTGGATCGCAGTGGACTACCACTAAGTTTGAACTGAAACAGCCAACAATCGACCTCTTAGATGCCGTGTATCGGCAACGTGACTTTTATTTCACACCGATTGCAGGCGATCAATTCTTTAAGAAGATGATTATCGGGCGTCCTTACATGCTAAAGGCGTACTACAAATACTTAAAAGCTAACGGTCGTGAACACCGCGGTTACCGTGCCCTTTACATGTTGTTGGAAGGCTACGGACTTGATAGTGTTACTTTGGTTGCGAGTGGCACACGATTTCGTTATTACTTCTCAACTTTAACTAAAGTAGTCGCAAAAACTGTGACCTATGAGCCTGTGTGGGACAAAGAGTGGGATATTGACAACGAGAAAGTCACGATACTACTAGACGCCCTATTCTTCAAACATCCTATTACTTGGAAGGACCAATCATGATTTCTGAATTGCTGTCTCTTGGAATCACCGTAATCTGTGACCAGAATACAGCGTATGATCTACGGACGCTATCTAAGTGTCGCTTAGACAAAGGCTCTTATGATGCCACTTTGATCGGTAACACTTGGTGGTGTGATGAATATAAGTTACCGCATAACATGCAAGACAAACTCAATGAAGTGTATACCAAACGTGATGCAATCTTCATGACAGTTGAGGATCGCATCAAGAAATTGATTAGTAAAGGAATTCGACGCTTCAGTGACTCAACCGCAACATACGACTTAACCACCCGCTTCAAAGAACCAGTGACACCGAAGCAATCGGATGTCTCGAAAGTCGATGACCAGTGGGTATCAACTAAAATTACATTAGATAAAGAAGACGCAACAAATTTGAGCGTTGTGTACAACAATCAGTTAGAGTTGTTCTCTGTCTTCAACCCTCATGTGTTCTTTGAGAAGATGTTACCTGGTCGACCATACATGATTAAGGCGTATTGTAAGTACCTTAACCAATGCGGTCACACCTATGAAGGCTATCAGTCACTCTATAGGTTACTTGAGTTAATGTGTGTGAGTAGCGTAACTGTCATTAAAGATGGTAAACGCACGCGGTACAACCTCTTACTTTTAATCAAAGAGGGTAGTTCAGACTCACGTTTTGAGCCAATTTGGTGTGATGGACAGTGGGTCAACCCCAACGGTGATTTGTTAAGCCCACTGACCACCAAAGACTTAGATATACTCTTCTTCAAACACCCTATTGCGTGGGGAGACTAATCCCACTCTGAACCCCATTCATCAGTCGGGGGTTCCTCATCTTCAGGTGGTGGCGGTCCTGGATCATTAGCCGGTCCTGTTCCACCGCCACTTCCAAATGGAACAACATTCCCATCTTTCTTCTTACCCCACACAGGCACTTGGAAGACGTATTCATACGTTGACCAAGTGTCTCCTTCAAAATCACCTTGACTTTCCACAATATTCTGCATCAACATGATCGGATAGCCTTGTGGAACCTCATCATCTTCATGCAATTTAAGTAACCGCGCCTTAACATTAGTTGGTTCTTTATTCAATCCACCAAAATATGCAGCTACAATGTAGAGTAAACCTGTATCTCGAGCGACAACAAAGCCTGGGTACACCCCTGCCGTCAAATTGAAGTTTTCAGGAACAGGTGGCAGTTTAATCTTATGTTGCCTATCAACATTGATATCTTCTGGCATGTTAGGCGGTGATTCAATTTCTTCTGAGTCAATGGCTTCTACAGTTTCATAGCTGATGAAGTCATTCGGAACTGTCACAGGTTGAGAGCCGCCCCAAGTCCAATTAGACGGTGTCCCATAAGTTAAACCCGATCCTGGATTCAAGTCACCTGCCACTGGATTCGACCCTGAACCATTCCAGTAATTGTTGCCAGTTGATTGTTCATCTGGTAGCGGCAAAATAACTAAAGTTGAGTCCGGATACGCTCCAGCAAATACACCCATTTCACCAATTCGCACAGGACACCAAACCGTAAATTGTAATTCTGTATCTTCGTGTGTACAACTCTCAACTAATCCTGAGAATGGGACATTAGCAATTTCAGGTAGATTGACCGTAATATTGTCATTGGTTTCAATCTTAAGTTTGGTTAAAGGTGTGCGGAATGTGATTTTCTTATAGACTTCACAAGTTCGTAAAAGCCAAAACATTGCTGCTGCGTGGATTGGTGCGGGATCGGTATAGCAATAGTAATCTACAACAGCTTCTTTTAACCCGTATTTCGGGATGTTACGTCGAAACACCAATTGGTATTGTTCAACACTGTAATCCGGACGCCATAAAGCAGTGTATTTTGTTGTGACTGATTCACTAGGTGTTGTAGACATAACTAAAGTTTTATAAAGGATATCATCTTGTGTTATATTATCAATATCTGTACCTTGATCTGGTAAGTATTTTAAGAAGAAACGATTGTTCTTTAAGTAAACCAGGCATCGAGATTGATAAGCGATATCTTTAATTAGATTTAAGACATTAGGCCGAGTGGTTAAGGCAAAGTTACAATTATATGGAATTTTAGAGCGTGTTGAAGTAAAAGAGGCTGTATCAATTCCCTTATTCGTATAAGTTTGAATTAACCAAGTGATGATATCGACTGGGTGTGTCGGGTAAGATGAAGTTATGTCTGCTGAGATTTCATCTGACCAACCTTGTTGATCGTAAGAGGACAGAGGTTTTGTGAAGACAACAAATGTAGCTGGTAGTGGTCCAAAGTTAATGTGTTGAACTGTGTAATATGTTTTCGGGATTAGTGTTGGTAGGATTGTGTTATCAATATTTCGATTTGAGTAAAGAGCTGTTATGTTCAAGTGTCCCATACCGACCAGGTATCGCGTTGGGTGTTCAGCTAAAGTTACACGGGTTCCAGGTTCTGAGTAGAAGAATCGTTGAAGTTGTGTTTGTGTCTCATATGTTGTAGATACATTGTCATCTAAGACATTGACTGGACCCGACAATGGAATGATTTTCTTTGTGTCTAGTGGGTTATCACTCGATATGATATTGAAGATGTTGCCAGACATCGTACCAGTGTACTTAACCCCATTGACACCGATACCAATTACTGTATTTTGTGGGTATTTCTGACCCCCTAAAACACGAACTGTAGTTTTAGTTGCTAGGTTCTGATAGGCGTTGGATATGAGTGTGTTGTATTCACTAAGAAGTTGCTGGTACTTGAATAGATAGTCATTTGCAAGATCTTGGAATCGCAAACCTTCAGATCGTTGTTTCTCAGCTAATTGGTAGTATGGGTCGGAATCTGAGACAGCAACACTAAAGTTGACATCTGATGAGACTAACAACCCACCAGCAACTGAGAAGAGATTCAAACCATAATCCCGACACTCTTGCATTGACTTCAACAAGTCATTTAACTTTTGTGTGTCATTGTCAGTTTGACGTGCAATTCCTTCTGCTGTTACAGCTTGCGGGATAGCACTAATTAAAGTTAGAGGTAGGCGTTTAACCGAACCAAAAATCAATGGCCAGGCCTTACCTACCAGTGACGGTGGAACGTAATTAAAGGCCCCTTCTTCTGCTGAGAATCCCACTTCTCGATCTTCAACTTGAGTTACCACATTAAAAGATAATGTTTGTTCACCTTCATTCCAAGTAAGTGGCCCTTGGATGTTACCTTCAAATAACACGAAGGTGTTTGGTAACTCAACATCTCGATACCACTGGAAGACAGCCGCAGGCATGTTATGCACATCGCGACTATCAATGATTTGCTTTAACGATCCATCGTAGTCAGACAACGTCACACTGATACTTGTTGAGGAACTACTACCAGCGACGTTAGCCACGTTCTCTAGCCCTGTTAAGGCTAGAATACGTGGCTCAACGCCCGGAGCTTCCTGCGTGGCATAAGTATGTTGTGTGACCCCATTCCATTGAACAGCTAAAATTAGAATGGGTTCTGCCCCACAAGCCCGTGCAACTTGTGTGGCAGCGACAGCATTTATGTCTCTCACAACGGGACTTCCATGTTTAAGGTGATTGTAAAATGTTGGCGTTTTTCTTGAATGATGTCAGTGTCCGGGTTTGAGATAACCCCTGTAATGGTTTCTCCCCGGAATGACGTATACGTAACACATTGACCTACTGAGAACGTCAAGAAGTACTGCAACAACGTAATCTGTTCTAACTTAAGCCAAGAATACGTCATTGTAATACGTCGCGTCTTAGGCCAATAGGACTTGCGTATATTCTCTAACTTGTTGCCTTGAGTCCGGCGGACAACCCGAGACAACTCAATTGAGTCTGTATCGCCGAATTCTGGTGATGGTAGGTTGACAGTTAACCCACCCCAAGATAGAGAGCTTGACCCTGATGTGAATAGTGTTGTCAGTGCTGTGAATTGTGGGTCTAGTTTGTAGTAAGTAACGCTACTGTTCAGTGCAATTGTTTGATTTACTTTAGGGTCACGTTGATACGATGCAAATGAGACAATTGTGATTTTATTTTTGTTGGGTTTAGTTATTGTGTACGTTGGATTTTGAGTGATAGTTAATTGTTGGTTTTGATATGGGGGCCGATTAGACAGAAACTGTTGAAGGATTAAGGGTGTAGAGGTACTTACCTTTGACCCTTTCAACAGTGACTGTGTAATTGGTAATGTATGTGTAATCCCACGTTCACCATCTACAGACCAGGTCAATGTTTGCGTGAGAGGAATGCGACTAGCTACACTGCTCTTTATCAAGTTGTTTCGAGCAACTTGAGTTAAGCGTAGATTTGTAGTTGTTGTTCGACTGCGAAAAGGTGTGCTCGCAGTCTGACCGATATTTATTAGGTGGATTGCGAGCATGGTATCCTACAGGGAAAGTACACGTTTACAGAAGTATCTGTTTACAGAGACACAGTGTAAGTAGCCCGGAATGAATCACCATTCACCACGTTTGCGTCACCCGTTGACCACAATCCTGTCGCCCAAAGGCGTCCAGTCGTGCCACCCTTAGTGTCGTTGGTACACACGAACAGACCTTTAATGGTCCCGTTCGATGTAATCGAGAAGGTGATAGGGGTACTGTTAGTGATAGACTGAGACGCTGCCGCTCCTGGTCCCCAAGCCTGACGCGTAGTCTCAGAATAACCAGTGAACTCAGTCCAACCAGCGTGAGACGCCATCGTATCAGCGGCAGCTAAAGCTGAATAGCCAGAGCTTGAAATCAAGCCGACATACCAGCCAGTAGAAGCGACTTGTGTCCCATCAGAGAACATAATATCGAGAAGGTCATTCTTACCTTGATTCACGATATCGTTGTGGAACTCATACACACCCTTGACGTTACCTTCACTATCAAGGTGTTCGATTTTCCACATACCCTTCAGATTAGCCTTGCTTTGCATTTTTCACTACCTCACAGGACGCCGTTTGATGAATTTGTAATGATGGGAACCGGATTGTAACTTCGGTGTCTGACACAACTAAAGTGAAAGGCACCGTAGGATATTTTGTTGACAGGAAATCAGCTAGGTCACAGACTAACTGTTCCACGTCGCAACTCGCGTTTGAGTCCATCGATGATCTCACGGACTGTTTGCTGTGATGAATCTCCGCCATTGATAGTGACGTTGATATCACCGAAATTAGTATCACCACCTAGTGACATTGGTTTACCTTCTGGTTGTACCTTCAATGAATTCTGTAACCGATCTAAATCATCCTTCTGTAACTTAAACTGTTTATTGATTTCATCAATGTTACTCTTAAAGACTTTCAAGGGGACATCTGTGTTGTTTAGTGTCTCACTAATTGTTTTTGTTGTCAGCTTAAGGTCAGGGAACTGCTCTTTTAATGTGTCTTGTGCTTCTTTCAACTTCTGTGGTGCATCTTGAGCGTCCATTTTGTATTGTTCTTGTTGTGTAATTGACTTTCTCGCATCTAAAACTTGTTGAACTAAAGCCTCAAAACCAGCTTGAAGTGTTGGTTTACTCAAATTCATCCCAGGTGGCACATTTGACATATCATAGGGTAGCGGTATATCTGAAATCTTATCTCGTACAGCATAGCCACTCATTTCACCAATCTTATTTAGCACTTTTACAGCGTCACGGTCAGTTCTAATGTTTCGAATTTCTTCACTCAGTGTCTTGAACCATTCTTTCTGTAACTCTAATGCTTTATCCTGTTTTTGTTTTGCTTGTTTAGCTGCAGTAAGTTTAGCAGCAGTTTCAGCGTCGGGGGCACCAGCCAACCCTAAAAACCCAGTAACCTTTTGTCCTGTTGTAGATTGCTGTAAACTGGCCTGTGATTGTAAGAACTGAGCCGTTTTAGAGGCCTTATCCAGTTTCCCACCTTCACCGTACACTACTTTATCCAGTTCTTTGATTTTACTGTTTAGACCGGCATAGGTGTTTTCAAGAAGTTGCAAGTCAGTGATTGTTCGTTGTTGTGCTGCTTTATTCTTGTCAAAGTCTTCTGCTGCGTCAACTGTCTTCAACATAGCCTTGCGATACAAATCAACAGCGGCATCAAATTCTTTAGCTTTCTCTTTCGGAAGTGTAGCCCGAAGTTTAGTGACATCAGCATTAAAGTCGTCCAAGAATTTCTTAATGTCCACTTTACCATCACGTTGTCGGTATTTCGGGAAAATCTCACCACCTTGATCCCAAATCTTCAATTTATCGAGAGCATCAACTTGTTGTTTGTTAGCATTTAACTTTTGTTTTTCTGACTCAGCCAAGTCATTATTAGTTTTAATTTGTTTGCGACGCAGTTCTGTGATTTCTTTTTCTGTTTCCGTACTATATTGTCTCAGCCGATCCAACGCTGGAACAAGGTCATCATTGGGACTGGCAAGAACTTCCTTGCGTGTAACACCGTCATCGAATCGGCGATATCGCGAACGATAATCCCCAAACTTGCCAGGAAAACGCTGACCTGACTTTTCTTCAGCCGTAGCTTGGTCAAGTCGGTATTTCGCCCGTAGATCTGCCCGTTCAGATTCCAATTCAAGGATTTCCTTCAATGTGTTTTGCATTGCTTCATAGGCTTCTTTTGATCGAAGTAAAATTTCATCACGTCGTTGTAGTGCAGCGGGATCTCCTGACAACACACCACTTTCAATAGATTTCAATTCCTTCTCTGTGTCTAATACAATACGCTTGTTAGCGTCAGCTTGTTTGTACTTGTTTGCAATTTCATTTTCTAGAATTGGCATTTGTTGGTCATTCCACCACTCTTTACCGCCGTGTTTCTTCTTAAAGTTTAGGATAGCCTTGTCAATTGAGGTGTTAAGGTTAGTTATAAACCGCTCACCTTGCTTGATATTACTCTTGGCATCATTCATCGCGTTACGAAACATTTCAATGCCAGTATTCATTCGATCAGTATATGTCTTAAAGATTACTGAGAGTGAATCAAAAGATTCTTCAGCCGACTTACGGAACCCATCTAACTCTTTTTGACCTTGTTTATTAACATTAGCAAACATCGTTAATAATTGTACACCAATGCTCTTGTAAGAATCTGGGATAGTTCGGTCAACTTCTGCTTGCGGTTTAATTGTTGTTTTCAAGATTGAGAGAAATGCATCACGTTTGTTTTCATCTGTCAACTTATCCATGCTTTGAGTGGTTTGATCGAGAATTTCACGGAAGGCAGAAAACGCAATCACTGCGGTTGCGGCCCACGGGATAAATCGACCAAGACCAGACAATAGACCTGCTTTCGCTTTAGCGTTAGCCGCTGTTGCCGCTGTATTGGCAAGCGTTTGTGAAGTGCTTTGCGCTGTAGCCGCAGTGTTAGTACCTATTGCACCTGTATTAGTTGTTGTTGCAGCTGTGTTACGTATTTTGATTTGCGTAAGGTAAGTTAAAGCCACCGCAGCGACTTTATACGTACCATGCAATGCAGCTACAGCACCAGCTAAAGTTACAAAGATAGCTGTATTTGCACCAACACGACCTAAGAAGCTAAAGAATGTCTTCGTCGTTAAGCCCATAGCTTCCATTACACTGATGTAATTAGCAGCAGCAGCCAACATCTGATCACCGAATTGTAATGTAAAAGCATTACGAATACGATTCATTTCCTTGATTACTTTATCGGCAGCAGGCTCAGCTCGAATGAGTTTGGCTAGGTCATATTCAGAACTACTTGCTTTAATTGCATCCAAGTCTTTCTTGAATTCAGCAAATAGTGATGTAGTTGTAAGTTGAGCACCCCGGAATGATCGGATTTCATTGAATAGTTTGGAAAGTTCCTCTGTAGACCCTTCTGTTGTTTCTTCTAATTTCTTCAAAACACCTTCAAAGCCAAATGTTGCAATAGCAGCTTGTCCTGTTGGTGTACCCCAAGATTCAAGCAAATCTTTCATCTTGTCTGTAGGTTTAGCCAATTTAATCATAACATTAGTTAAAAGTGTCATTGCATCTGAAGGCTTCGTACCTTGTCGAGTCAGCGTAGAAATTGCTGCGTTAGCTTCTTCAATCGAGACCCCTAAAGCCGATGCCATTGGGGCAATGCGACCAAAGGTATTTGAAAGGTCAGCCGCTTTGACACGACCCAAGTCAATTGTCTTGAAGAAGATTGCTGCCACTCGCTCAGTGTCTTCTAACGGAATTTTGAAACCGT